CACTTCTGATTCCACGTTGGGCTGTTATCGACCCAAGTAATGCCAAGCTCTGCACGATCCTGTGCAGTGCTCAGTCGCAACCAGTTGGCAGGATATTGAACGCCATCGTGCTCCCAAGGAACATCAAGCTGCAGCGTGCGGTCGCCAAGTTGATAAGGCATGAGTCTGGGGCGATAAATCGATGTTACCGCGCACGCGCGGTTTTGAAGGGATGGGAGGCAAAACAGGCAAATACGTGCGTTGCACTTTGGTTGAGTGGATCGCCTCTGTTTACCTTGAAGCCGTTAGAAAGTATATCTATGTGCCTGTCATTTATAGCGCCTAAATCGGCTTCTGCACCAGCTGTATTAGCGTAAAGCACTTTGCCGGTAACATTAAACGTATTCCTTTCAGCGTCAAGAATTACCCATTCTTGACTGCTAGAGTCAATGTTTTTAATCAGGACCCATCTGGGTCTGAATCCGGTATATACAAAAGGACCATCAGTTGAATTGTCACCTTCATACGAACCAAACGCGCTATAGCCTTCGACAGGTGTCCAAGCGTACATGACATAATTGTCGCCGCTCTTATTTGTCCAGTGGGCGCTGCTAGCCCCTTCGCCAATCTTTACAGTTGTATTTGTAGGATGCCAAATTGTGTTGTAGGACGCATCACGAGCTGCAGCATTAGCATTTAACTCCAACAATTTGTAATTAGTGCCACCATCAAGCGTGCCGAGTGTCCCCGCAGACGTATGTAGAACAGCCCAGTTTTGGCTGCTACTTCTATCCTTAATCAGCACAAACGAAGGAGAAGCGCCGAGCCCATGACCGAGAGTCTGATTAGCACTTCCGTTGCCGGTGTAGGTCGCGATACTGAAGCCATTTGTTTGCGAGGCTCTGACATTTGTTGTGATGCTGCCGTCAGTGTTGCTGGCCGTTGACGCTCCAGCGTCCCATGCCCAGGCCACATAAGTTTTTGAATTGTCGTTTGTCTGAAGGCCGTCAAGTCCACCGTAAACTACGGTAAAACCATCACTTGTTGTCGCAGAAATATAGCCGTTATTGTTGTTAGTTTGATTACCAATAGTGCTATTTGACTCTAAGTTTTTGTTTATGCCATTGACGGTGTCAGCTAAATGATGATCAGACGAGTTACTACGACACTTGATCCATAAAAAATCGGGGTTAAAACTGAGTCCACTTATTGTTTGCGAGTTACCGTAGCTACTGCCATTGCCGGTGTAAGTTTTGATATCAAACGCCGTCGAGCCATTGGCAATCGTTGGATTGGCAAGGTTCTGCGTGCAGAGACTTACATGGCCTGTTGGTGGCGTGTACGCAAATGGGCGCTGGCCAAAATTGACTGTTACTGTTGGGCTGTTGTAGGAACCAACGAATGGAGTTACTGTTCCACTAATACCAGTAAAAGTATGCACTAATGAATTATTTACATACAACTTGCATGTGCCAGCGTCCATATCAAGCGCATAAGCAAGCAAGTCATTTGCGCCTGCTGTAACGCTTACATTTGATCCTGATGATGATTGGCTATAGACAACGTTGTGTTGGTAAGACCATTTGCCAGTTCCATAGGGATTGGTAAGCGATGATGGAGTGACATTGCAAAAACCCCATTGCCAACCCTGCGAAGGACTAGCAGTTGTATCAGTAAATCCTTCCCAGTAATACTTTCCAGAAGAAACTGCCATCGTTGATGTGCAGATTTTCCAGCCAGCCGAGCCTGACGAACCGCTGTTCAAGTTGCCGTCATTGATCCCTGTCAAGGCGGATTCAAGTGGGTTAAGTGTGCAATAGTTGCCACCATTGTTGCCAGAATCTGCCGTGTAATTCGTCGGCGTGTCGATCAGGCTGTCAATGTTTTTGGCGGTTGTGTCAACAGTCCCGGGATCAGTAAGAAGTTCTCCGTCTACCCTAAATCCAACTAAAGTCGTATTTAATGTATTGCCTTCAATCTCCATGGCAGTAATCGCTCCGTTTGACCAGTTACTAGGAGCAGCATCAAAATCTTCACCCTGAGAGTTTGTAACTGTGTATGCAGCCACTGAGGAGCTTGTGGTAAAAATTCTGAATGTCTGTGACCTGTTAGAAGCTAAAGTTCCGTCAAGAGTTTCTCTGCCTAAAATTTCTAACTTGCTGCTAACAGTAAATGAACTTGGCGGCTCGTAACGCAGAATTGCAGCCGAATCGCATCCTGTAAAGTTACTTAAGTTAGCGTCAAATACTTTCGGGTTATCATTTGTATCGCCAATATTTCCATCAGGTGAGGAAAAAGTACCGTTAGACCACGTTTGACTTTGATTCATAGCAGTACCTGCTGCCGTCAGGTTATTAACCGTCCAAGTGTTGCTGTTGCCGCTGCTATCCGTTCCAAGCGCAGCGTTGCTGCTGTTGTCTGCAAACTTCAAATAAAAACCGTTTCCGCCGCCGCTGCCGCCAACAAGAAGACTATTAACAAAAATGCCAGCGACCGTAGTAACACTTATGTTGCTTCCGCCAGTCGCTTTAACCCCGGTCCAGTTGGCAGATCCTGAGGCGGTGTAAGTAATCAGCGCTCCCTGCCCTTGCGTTGAACCAATGACGTTCTGCGCATTCTGCTGAACATCAACCCAACTGCCGTTAATCTTGAATTGAATGGTGTGAGCACTTGTATTGTTGAAGTACAAGCATTGCGCACCAGCTACATCACCACTTGACAAAGAAATCGCCGCTGACCATTCAATGCCACCACCATCTTGCCGAATATGGTTTTGGCCATTCGTCAATATCGTGCCACCAAACAGCACTGCTGCGGTAGCAATACCGTTTCCATAGCTGCCAGCAGGTGCTACATCACTCGTACTTGAAGGAACAGTGCCAGAGTAACCAGCAGGACCGTATGCGCCCGTATATTCTTTGGGCTGCCAGACTCCTTTGGCGTCTTCCTCGCCAAAATCAGACGCAGCAAGCGCCGTACCATCAACAAAATGAATCTCAGCCAAATATCCACCTAGTTCGTCCTTATTTCCACCAATGCCATGCGAAACTGCGCTGTTTACTTGATAATCAGTATTGTGGGCTGGGTAATTATTACTGCCAGTAAGTTGAACGCCATTAGCGTAAACTTTTAATCTGTTCGATGCAGTGCTTTGCGTAGTATCCCAAGCGACTACAAAGTGATACCAAGCAGATGGATCACGAAAAACAGCATCTGAAGTCCATGGCGTGCCTGCCTGGCCTGCTGTCCAGTAAATAGCAAATTTATCATTATTAGCGATTTGGAGGGTGATCCAAGGGCTTGCACCCGGTGTGCAAAAAAGCTCTCTATTTGTGCCAACCTCTGATAACTTTGCCCAACAAGAAAAGGTCCAAGTTTTTCTGTTGCTTGCTGAAAAAGTTCTGCTTAAGTAAGCGTCATCAGCTCGCTCAAACCGCAAGCTGCGGTTGATCTTATAGCCAGTGTCCGCAGCAGCCGCCGCTCCGATAAACAGCGGACTTGCAGCTCCAGGAATACTCATGAGACGTTCAGCAGCGAAGTAACCGTAATGCGGGTCGAGCTTTCCACATAGTAGGCAAGAACATCAACTGCACTAGCCGTTGTTGTCAGAGTCGGTGCCGTCCCAGCTGCAAACTTATAGACCGAGTTGTATGCAAGCGTCCTAGAGCCTGTGCCGTCCTGCGTGACCACAATCACACCAGACTGACCAGCAGTAACGTTGGTTGGAGCGCCTAACGTCCGGTTGCCCGCAAGGGTCAACGTGAAGTTGTTTCCAAGCGATAAGTCCACCGCCACAGTGCTCGCATCGGTCAGCGCAACAGGCGTTCCACGCTGCGCTTTTGTAAAGCTCTGAGCAACAGCAAGACCAGCAACAGTTGTCGTTGCATCAGGCAGCGTGACAGTTACATCAGAAGTCGGGTTGCAGGTCAGCGTCAGCTCGTGATCATCAGCAGACGTGCCCTCCATCACGATGTTGGCGTTAAACGTCGCAACACCCGCAAAGGTTGAAGTGCTGTCGAACGTCGCAACGCCTGTCACGTCCAGCGTTCCAGGGACATCGACATTACTGGTAAATTCAACCCCAGTGCCGCCAGAGTCCGTTTGCAGCAGTTGACGGGCACTACCGTTTGCAAGCTTGCTGACTGCAATCTCAGCACTTGCACTGATGTCTGCGTTCGCAATCGTTGCGTTCGCAATCATTGTGCTCGTAACCGTTCCGGTGTCGCCAGTGGTTACAACGTTGCCCGTGACATCAGGGAACGTGATCGTGCGGTCAGCAGTCGGGTTAGTGACTGTGATCGTGGTCTCGTTTGCATCATCTGCAGAGCCTTCAAACGCCAACACAGCGTTCTGCCCCAGCAGCACCGTTCCAGTAAAGGTCGGGCTAGCAGCACCAATCTTTTCGGTGTCTAGCTCTTGGATTGCAGACTGGACGTTGGTTGCTGCAACACCGCCAACGGGAACAACTGAAATGTTGGCTGCAGTTTGGCCAGCGATAGCGTTGGAAACGTCAATCAGCTGGAACGTTGACCCCGTGCCAAGCGAGATCAACATGTCCGGCGGGGCTAGTGCTACAGCAGGCGCATTGCCCGAGCCCGTGCCTGAGGTGTCAACAACAACGTAATAGTTGAGGTTAGTGCCAGCAGGTGCAGGTAGTGCCGCTCCAGACGTAAAGCCCGCTGCAGAACCAGCAGTTGTAACGCTGCTCAGTAGGTTCGTGTTGGCGTTATATGTTCCAGCGTTAATCAGGTTGCCGCTGATAACCGTGATCGGCAGAAACGATTGCCCGGTATAGATATAAAGGTCTTCGTTTTTCTCGTCAAAGAAGAACTGACCTTTGAAGTCACCATCGGGGAAGGTGACGATGTTGTCAGTAGCGCCAGCACCACCGAACTTGGTGACTGAAGAGTCAGAAAGTTTTGCTGCGGTGATGGCATCTGAGGCGATGCGATCTGCTGGAATCGTGCCGCTTGTAATCTTTGAAGCCGCTAAATCAGGAATGTCAGAGGCAGCAAGCGTTGCGCCCGTTGTCACATGACCTTGAGCGTCAATCGTCACCTTCGTAAAGGTGCCCGTTGAAGCAGTGTTGCTGTGATTCAGGTTGCCGCTGCTATCGACAGCTAATCCCGTTCCAGGGATAACAGCACCCTTTGCAGAGCTGGTTGCAGCAGGCAGATCGCTAGCCGTGATGGCACGGCCACCAGTAATTAGACCCTTGGCGTTGTAAGTAACGACATGATGCGTTGAGCTGGCTGATACGTCGTTATCAACCTCAATGGTGTTGGAGTCCATGCGGAGTCCTTCACCGTTGACGATCACACCGCCTTTGGCGCTGCTCGTCGCAACCGGAATATCGCTGCCATCAATCGCCCTATAGGTAGCCGTACCACCAGCACTGGTAGGTCCTGCAAGAAACTGGTTGGCAGCAGACGTGTCGTTAATAACGGCTGCAATCGTGGCAGCCCCACTGGTTGTCGTGACCGTGATGTCAACAATGCCGACCGTGCTGCCAGCAACACTGTTGATCGAACCAGCAGCCTTCAGACTCAGCCAGGCAGATCCGTTCCAGCAATACAGCGTGTTGTCATCGGTATCAACAGCAAGTTGACCTGTAAACGCTCCAGAGCCAGGCAGTGTTGTAACTAGATCGACTGTTGATTCATTGGCAAGCTTTGCAGCCGTAATGCCATCGTCCGCAACCTTGGCTGTAGTGATTGCAGCGTCAGCGATGTCTGCTGTGGCAATACCGCCTGCAGCAAACAGAATCTTCGCGCCAGGAATCGTATCGTCACTAATTAAGGTGACGCCATTAGCGACTAGATCGCCAACAGTCAGCTTCTTGGTTTCACTGGCGCTGGCATCGACAACAGCAACCAGATCCCCAGTGGCTAGAGCGGAGCCAGCAAGCGCATTAAGCTCACTAATTTTTAGGTCAGCCATGGGCGGCTAGCTCCGGGTTAAACGTCCTGCTGTAACAGCAGTTTAGCGCCGCTGTCTTGATCCAAGCGTATGTCACCAGAGTCCTCTTGCAAGAGAGCATCTGGCGTCTCCAACTTCATCCTCAGCTGTATTTCACCAGTCGTAATAAAGTCAGCTGTGATCTGAACTGTGCTGTCTGGTGAAAACTGGATTGCTGCCGCTGTAATGACAGCCTCTACGTTCCACCAAATCTCGTCGTCATTTCGCGTGGTAACGCCGCTTGGGTTGTATCCAGATTTTTTGATGTAAAACCGGCCGGAGAAATTGCTGCCCACCTTTGTTCGATGAGCCAGCTCAAATAAATACATGGGCAGCTCATTAGCTGTGTCGCCTGTGTACTCCCAAAAAGCACTGATACGCCCAGAGCCTGAAATTAGGGTGTTGACCCTTGAGCGAAACTCATCCGATAACACCGTTGTGTCTACTGTTTCACGCTCAGTATTGATCTCAAAGCTGTTTACTTGCGCTAGTAACTTAGGTGCTACGGTCTCAACTTTTACTTTAATTGGGATAGCATTTCCTGGCGTTGCAAGAGCGACAGCGTTTGCTTTTCCGCCAGCGACCGCTAAAGCGAAAGTGTTGTAAAGCCTGATGCCGTCTAGCTCGTCAACGAAAATAAACTTTTTTACGCTTGAATCTGTATAGCTGTTTATGAAGTCAAGACCACTGCCATCTGTACTTGTAATCTCAATCTGATCGCCTGTTACCAGCTGGCCGTGCTCAAAGTCAAAGCTAAAGCGTTTCTCTGTTGCATTAACGTCAGCAACGTCGATCGTCGATTGCAATTCGCTGCCATTAAAGACACGCTTGAGTTCAATTTGTCCGTGAGTACCGAGATATACCGTCATGAGATTGTTACGGTAGACAATGTTCCAGTGCCTTGGAACGCAATTTCAGCTCTAACAATGTCACCCGTTGCCGCACCAATAGATGCACTGGTGATATACGCCGTCAGTTTGATGTCGTTGTTGTCCGTTCCATCAACCCAACGAAAGGTCAGCTCAACGGTATCTGAGCTACTAACACCGTCAGTGCCGGTTTTGTAAAGCTTGTTGAGAATGTTGGTGGTGTTAAAAGTGCCGTCGTCTTCCTTGTAATACAACAACGTGGCACTGCCGCTATAGCCGACGACACCGGGCACATAAACACGAATGTGCTCATTCAGCGTGGTCGTCTCAAGTGTTTCCAGGTTTGACGACAGCTGAAAATTTACGACCTTGGCAAGGGTCGTTCCACCGAGCTGCAGTACGCCATCTCTGCCGGTGTAGACCTTTGCCATCAGATCACGCCAATCAGATTCACTGTAACAGTGCTAATCCCAGGCCGCACCTGGACAACTTGTGGTGGGCCTTCATATCTGTACTGAGCTTGGCTGCCAGAAGTAGAAGCAGTTGTTGTTGCAGCAGGCGTGTTTGCTTGGCCCCCCATCCCAGAGTGAGCAGAGCAGTAGTAGTAAAGCGTCGGCGCACCAGTTGCTACCTGAATTCTTGTGTAGGAACCAGCTTGTCCAGGCGTTCCAAACGTTGTGACGCCAGTCGTGTACTCCGTTCCGCTGTTATGGGTGCCGTTGCTTGTTGTGGAAAAACGAAACGGATGACCCGCATTAGTAGCGTTTTGCTGGCTAAACAAATAAATCGTCCCCTCAGTCAACTCAAGGGTCTGCGCATTGGCGGTATAGCCATCGTTGTCGAAGCGAAAATAATTCTGGCCGCTATCAGCAACCACTTTGACGTTATAGGTCACCGTAGGAGTCTGGCTGTCTGTCGGCTTCAAAGCATCTTCGTTGCCCTCCCAACCGCCTAACGCTTGTCCAGGCAAGTTGAAAGTTTGGAACGTGCCTTGCACTTCGTCGTAGTGATCGAGAAAAAGCTCAGCATTGGGATCGCCGATGTTGGCGTAAGACAGGCTGAGCTTGACCTCAGTCCGTTCGCTGCCATACAAAATGCGAGTCTCTTTGCCGTTTTGAGCTTTGAAGACCTTGACCGGGTAACTTCCGGGGTCATAGCTACGGCTAGAGGGCTTGAGAATTGGGAAAGCCATTAGGAACGAACCGTAATAACAGAGTCACCTGCGATCAGCTTCGCAAGCTCGCTAACGCCATCATCATCGCAAGGATGCTCTGAAGCAACGATGTCCACTGTTCCCTCCTCAGAAAAGGTCAGCTGCTCTACGACGTAGACGTTCTGTGAAACAGTTGTGTTCTTAATCGTAAAAACGGTGCCATGGAACGTGCTGTCAGCAACAACTCCACCCGAAACCTGCATGATGCCCTCTTCTACATCTTCCGAACCAGTCTTGAAATATGAAACGTTGTGCTCTCCATCTGCCAACTCACTGATGCTGGTGACAACGCCGCTGCTGTTGACCGTTCCTGTGTTGGCTGCGCTGTACGGGGTGGCTTCTGTTATGACCTTGATGTAAGAACCTGCACGCAAACTCAAGCCATGGACGGTCGTGGAGAAGCTAATGGTGTGTGACACCAGCTTGCGAATACCCAAGAAATACTTCGCGACCTTGATCGCGTGCTCCTCTGACGTGCAGAACTGAGTCAAGTCAAACTGCTCTTGAGGCAGAAGACCTTCTTGGTCTGGCAGCTTGACTTCAACAATCTTTTCCTCAGGCAACTTGTTTTTAGTTTCTTTCCTGTAGCGCATGACTGCCTTGAAAGGCCTGCGTTCCTCGCTTCTTAGATATTCAAGCTTGTAGCTGTCTTCAAGAATGTTGCCAGCAGTAAACAACTGTTCAATCGGCACTGGACCAAGGTTGATTAGACCGCTGTCCGCCATGTGAGGAATGGCAGGCTTAAGTGAAAACTTGCCATCCATAATGACAAAGTTGCACAGGAAGTAAGGCGCTACGTCAGTGATGTACTGGCGGAGATTGGTTCTGTCACCAACTACTCCGTTAAAAAACAACTTCTGTGCGTGCAAAAAACGAGAGGTTTCTATAAAGTCATTTTGATCAAGAAGTTTTGGATCATCCTTGTCTATTTTTAATAGCTGTCCCGCTCCCCCCATGTCATCCGTCAACATGTAGAACACAAGGTCTGTAAACAGGTTGCTAGGGCCAAGAGCATCCCCGTTCGCAGGAGCATCTCCTAAGTTGTAAACAGAAAGATCAGGATGCAATCTCTTGACGTGTAAGCCGCTGCCGAGCCACACACGCATCTGATCCAAACTGACAAAATTACGACTCGCCTTTAAAGACAAACCCGCAATCGTCAGGTTGTTGTATTGAGGAGCCCTTGACTCTCCATTTTCGTCTACGTTCGGCATGACCTCGTTGACGTAAACGATGCTGTGCTCTGGCTCGGATTCGTTTGATTTCTGCACCAAACCTCGGTAAAGACTTAGGTCTGCATATTGACTTTGACTTTCAAATTCCGTATCACCCGTGAGAACAGCCTGTGGATCTACTTTTTTAATATCACCGACAACATATCTAAAACCAACTTGGCCGTAAGCCGTGATATACGGATTGCTGGTTGAAACGGTAACAAGATCTTCAAAAGTTTCATCCTGTTTCCACCCGTCTGTTGTCCCGTCTTGCTCAACAGATATTTGATCGCCAGGATGATTCCACCCCTGCGTCTCACCACTAAAATGATCAACTTGCTCTTTTACAGTTGAAGTCATGCTGACTCTGAGCGTTTTTGCCCCAACGGTGTAATTACGGACAATAGTTTTTGATTGGCCAATGTTTAAATTGCCTGCATCGCCAAAAAGCTCGTAATAATACGCTTGCGACCGACCCAAAGGGTTAGCCTGGCGATCTGTATCCGTAACCCGATAACGCTGACCCGAAAAAGTCATTGCTCCATTAGGATGATTTGGAACAAACGGGTTAGAGTTTGTGTAAGCAGTTGTTGAACCGCCATCCTCTGTAGAACCAAGGCCTCGCTTAAATTCAATTACATCATTAACGTTAAATTGATCCGAACTGCCTACAACGTCGCAGCCAACAAAAGCCCAAGTATTGTTTACTCCATTGTTTACGCGGGCATAATGACTTGCAGACAGCGCTGTTTTTCTGACTGTCCATTTAACGACAATCCATTTACCCGTACCAAGGCTTTCTCTTGTTTGCAGGCTCTTGGTGCCACCTACGTTGGTCGAATCGGCATCGCAACTGCCAAAAATTTCGTGGAAAAATGCGCCGTTTTTGCCTATACCAATACTGTCGTTGTTAGAGATATTTGCCTCTCTCTGAATTGCTTTTGCCATGACGACGTCGGCTTCTGTGTCCTGCGGCAGTGCAATACTGCGGGCAACAGATTGCGGAATATCTGCAGTGCCAGCTGAAGCTGTTGCCTGTGGATTCCTAATAAATTCCTTGTTCTTCTCAATTTGCCCTTTTTTGGACTCCGTACCAGCAAACACAATTCCAAAGCTGCCAAGCCCTGGAACGTCTGCGTTTTTACGGACCAAGCTTTCGGCAGAAGCTGTAAGCCTTAAAATTGGTTGTTCGTCACCAAGTGAACGCAGCTCAGACGCAGGGATGCCCACAAACTTAAATTCAAGCTCTGTTGGCTCAAAGTTCTGTGGATGAACAAAACGAATAAAGTTGTATTGATCGACTGGCCTACTGCCTGTTACAACAAAATAATGATCAATGCGTTGAAAAATAAACGCATCGCCGTTTTCATCTAGACCGGCTTGGCGCACAAATACTTGAAATACAGATGATCGCTTAATCGCCCCCGTAAACGTTCCAGAACGCACCTGAACTTCCCTATCCTCAAAATCATCAAGCTCACCAGGAGTCGGAATAGTGTTGAACGCGCAAATACCATTTAAACGCTGAAAGACCTTACTGCGTAAACCAATCTCAGTAACAACAGCGGGCCTGTTGTTTCTGACCAAGCCTGTTGCAATAGACGTAAGAGGGAAAAATGCAGCGCCAATCCCGCCTTTATCGGCAATAAAATCTTGACTAGGTTGTATAACCTTGGTCCGACTAACCAGACCAACTGTTCGCTGTCGCGATTCGTCTGAATCAAGGCAACGCAGCGTAATGAACTGACTTTTGTTGTCATCAGGCTCATATCGCTCCAATGCCCGATCGACCACTTTCCAAAGAGTATTGCCGATGGCGAATCTTTCACCAAGTTGCATTGCGTCGTCGGCTGCAATCTGCTCTGCTTCAACTGTTGAGTTTATGTCGTCAACCTTTTCGCCTCCTCTATTTTTACTGCGCTGATACTTGTCTACAGGAATCTTTGATGGGTCAATTTGAAAAACAAGCTTATCATTCGACCTTACCTCTACCTCAGCCCTAAGCTGCCCGGAATAGTTGCTATCAACAGTTACTTCCCCGCCATTGTTTCTTTTGATAAGCTTGACTAAACCCATTCTTGGGCTGTACTGACGACCCTCTCCCTCTTGATCTTGCTTGCGTACTTTCTCTAAAAGATCCTCGTCTCCAATGTTTATATTAAGATCTTTGTCGCCAACAATTTTTATGCGGCGCAGCGTTAATGCATGAGCCTGATTGTTTTCAGTGCCGTCAATAATAGGCACTGTTTCGTAGTTAACCCTGTAGCCATTGCCGTTTGGAATTGCCCCAAACATCCCGAACTGGGTGTTGTTTGCAGGGGAATACGCATGGCAAAAATCTGGACTTTTATCAGCAACATTGCTTGGGCACAAAAACATATCATCGTCAGACGCAACATCCCCACTGGGATCTCCAGAATCTGACCCGCCTTGCGTTCCATGAACAAGGTTGGCAGCTCTTATTCGGCTTTTACCAGAAACAGTCGTGTTCCTTTTCCAGTAAAAAGCGAAGAAGTCTTGGTGAATAACGTCGAGCGCATTGTTGCCAAGAAAAATGCCTTCAAGATCAGGGCTTGCAATACCGTCAGGGCGCTCATCATCTTCAACACCTTGCTCACCTACCACAAACATCAACTTGGCTGATTGCTGCGTTCCATGGCTAAACATCCGTGACCACACCAGCTTTGGCGTGACAAGCATTCCGCCAACCCTTGAAGCTTCGTCGTAAAGACCAAAGATAATTGGAACGGGTGCGCCGTAATCTGCAAGCTCGTTAAGGGTTTCAAAGCCTCGGCTTTGCGTAAAACGGTTGCCAGCATTGACGCTTCCTAAATCAAGCTGCGACCGCTTTGATGCCTCTGGCATCTTGGGCTTTGGTGTCAGCAGGTAAGCAATGCCAGTCAGCACAAGGCTGATAGCAAGGTTGATCAATACAATCTCTGTGCCAGTGGCCTGTATGTCAGGAACGTTTGCATACTCAGCCGGACGCACCACGCCCTTGCGTTTTACTTCAGCAGCAAACTTGCGATACTCCTCTTCCGTTATCCCAATCGTCTTGATTAACTCTTTCTCGAACGGAAGCAGTGGTAAGTCGTAAACAGACGGGCCGAAGACCACTGAACCTTCTCCGACATTCGATTGACGTACAAGATTCCCGTCTGCCATGTGACTGCGAATGCCCAGGATTGCTGCGGTAGCAGCAGAATATCTCCATCATACTGAGGTCGATCTACACGGGAACCCCAGTGCATAAGGTCTCGACAGATCTCCCATTTGCTCGCTTCGTACCAAGACTGCTTGAACGGTGGCGCGTCAACTCCCATCCGCTCCAATGCTTGATAACACATGTGGATGCAGTCGATATGCCCGTCACTGCCGTCAGCGCCGAAGCGATACGGCATTCCGATTAGATCACTGCAGTCGGACACTGTTGCTAATCGGCAAGTTACCCACCATGCGCTGCGTCAATGAACGCCTTGGTACGTCCGTTCCAACAGCATCCAATACAGAACTCAGCTCTAGGTTGAGTGAAGTGTTGTCCCATTGCCCGCCAGTGACTTGGCCGGTGTAGGTGTGAACAGTGGTGTGCGTTGCCGTAAGGCCAGAATCGGGGTCAGAGTCTTCGATGATCAACACTTCGACTTCCATCAGGTAGCTGCCTTCAATAGCGTTGACGCCCCACGATCTGCTGAGATCATTGTTCGGAAAAACCAGTGCTGCTTCCATTCCATCGCCTGTGCGGTTGACGGTGACACCAGAAAAACCAAACGGGACAAACTGGTACTCAGCACCGCCATGCGTCAGCTGTTTACCGATAAAAAAGTTTTGAAACCGAAAGTCAACGGTGTCCTTGGGCGTAATCCGTAGGACGTGGCCAAAAGCAAACTGCGTCACATTCCGACCCTCTTACGAGTGCTGCTACTCATCTGCAACCGCTTCAATGTCTGCTGTTCGCCCTGTTTAGCACCCTGATTCGCCGCCTGCCTCATGCCAGATTGGAACTGATCTGCAGTCACGTAATCAACGCTGTTGATGCGTTCCACGGTGAAGCGAACGTCGATTGGTGCGGCAACTGCTGTTCCGCCACCTTCGCCTAACGTTCCAGAACCACCTGTTTCTGGAATGACAGAAGCGCCGCGAGCACCACGCGAGTAACGCGCCATGCTTTCACGCATCTTGCTTTCTGGAATAACAAACTCGGGTTCGCCGCCTTCTCCGACCAACGCGCGAGTCGGACCAGCAAAATAACCACCCTCTGAAGCGCGTACAGGGGGAAGGCTGAAGTCTCCTACCTGGGGCGGAGCAAAGCTGCTTGGTGGTGCAAAGCCAGGTCCAGAACCAAACTGACCCGGCGGATTAAGCGTTCCTTGGAATGCAGAACCAGTTTTAGGCGCTGGAGCGGCTGAACCAGCACTTGCACCAGCTGCACTACCGAAGAAATTAAGGGCAATGCCCAGGATTTTCATCCTGATCGCATGAGCAATCATTTCCGCTGCCA